TATCGGGTACTATAAAGGAAATACCTTTAGCCACCACTTTATTAAGTGGTATTTGGTTAGATGGTAAAGTTTATTGTTATTTGTGGAGTAAAGTCTAATGCCTTATCAAGAACTAGAAAGTATTGGTTTTAAGGAACCAGTATTTAATGATTATTTTCTAAAAGAAAGTTTAACTCTTACTACTTTATTAACTGGTGGATTAGTAGCATCATCCCCAGAATTTAATAGTAAAGCAAATGAACCTGGTATGAAAACGGCTAATATGCCATATTTCAATGATTTATCAGGTGATAGTTCAATTGCAAGCGATGATGCTACCAGTTTGATTGTACCTGGTACTATTAGTACGGGACAAGATGTTTGTACTATGATGCGTAGAACTAAATCTTGGGGTGCCGCAGATTATATTAAATCTGTTACTCAAGGACAGATTGATCCTTTACGTATTATGATTAGTCGTTTAGCTGATTACTGGACTAGAGAACGTCAAGTTTTATTAACTTGTATTTTACGTGGTGTTATTCAATCTAATATTAATAATAATAGTTCAGATATGGTTATTGATATATCTAGTGCTACATCTGGAAAACGTAAGTACCATACTTATTTATTTGCACCAGGAGCTATTGCTTTAGGTGTAGGTAGACACCCTAATCCTTTATCTATTCAACGAAATGAATATGCAGGTGCTGGTGAAGGTATTGAAGCTGTATTTAGCAGACATACTTTCTTATTACATCCTCGTGGTATAGCTTGGCAGAATGCTGTTGTATCAGATCATACTCCTACTAATACTGATTTATTAAATCCATTAAATTGGTTACGTGTATGGAATCGTAAAGAAATACGATTTGCCTGTATTATTTCTAATGCACAGCCTGAAACAGATGTCACTGTTGATAACTGTTTATCTCCAGATGTTATTATTGATGCTATAGGTACTTTAGGAGATCGTAAGGATGGTATTGGTACTATTATGGTACACCAATCTGTAGAAAAATGGTTAGAGAAGTTAGATATTATTGACACTGTTGCTAATAGTGTACAGGGTGGTCCAGCATTACAATACTATAATGGTCGCCGTGTTATTATTAATGATGAGATTTATAACTGGGTAGCCTAATGCCTACGTATTATCGTAAACCACTTGGTAACGAAAAATTAGTTAGAACTGGGTCATTAGGTTATGTCCCAGAAAGTGTATTAACTGGTTTAGATATTCCTTATTATGAAATTGCTCAGAATAGACGAGATCATAATCGGAAAAATAAGCGTAAAGCTGTTATGAATGGTAGTGCTTTTAAACCAGGTGGGCATTTATACCATTTAACAGAAGCTGCCCAAGAAGCTAAAAAACAAGAATCTTCTAAGAAGAAGTTAAAAGATGAATAGTGATATAGCTGGTCAATATACAGATGGTTTGATTTCTGTACAACAGTTTAAAGATTATCAAACCACTCGTATAACACCAATTACATTAACTGATGAGGATGTAGAAAAGTATATTATTACAGCTACTAATATACTTAACTCTTTTACTTTTTTAGGAGTAATACCTAAAAGGTATATTATATATAGAGGTATTCTTTCAAAAGAAGGACCCTATATTAATAATCCTTTAGGAGAATTAATTGGTAAACGTATTCTTATAAAGACTACGGATGCTAATTATGTTGGTGTTGTTACAATACAAGATAACATAGAAAAGCTCAAGATTATTTTTGATGAAGAATATCCAGACTTTACAGATTTAGATTGTGAAATAATTTCTGATTATACATCATATCATTTACATAGTTATACACAGAGATGTAGTTTTCCAAGACCACTTTTTGGTGAATTTATTATACCTAATAATATAAAGATATTTTTATGTGAATTAGTTTTACTATTAACAAAAGAAGATTTTTATAGTAAAAAACAAGATAATGTTAAAAAAGCAGTGTTAGACGTTTTAGAAACAGAGTATTTTGAGAATTCACCATCTAGTATAAATATTTTACCTTTTGCTTTACAATCACTATTGAAACCTTTTTTAGATACAGGTGGATTAGTAGTTACTAAGTTTGTTATATGAAATATTTAATTAATAGTATATGAAAAAGGGTGGTGTAAATTCTCTAAGTGTAGGGGATTTTTGCAGGACTTCTAAAAAGTCAAAGTTTAAAGGATTACATGTTGGTTTGGACATGGATGGTTATTATGTATATCATGGTATACATGAATCAGATAGATACCCAAGCCCACATAGTATCCCAGAAAGTGATATTGATTCTATAAATGCTAAACGAATTTCAGAAAGTAGTAGCTAATTTATTTAATACTACTTTTTTAGAATTAAGAACTCAAATAGCTATTATAAAGCAGATAAAAGGTGTTTTTAATCCAGACACTGGAACATCTGTTGATATAGAAGAGATTTCTTATGTACCATCAATAGTAATAAGTGTTACTTCAGAAGATATTAATCAAATGTCTGGAATAACTACTATGGTTGAGTATAAAGTGTTTATAGATTATGGTGATTTAATAAAAGTTATTAATTCTACAGATATTATAGAATATAACTTGGAACGGTATTCAATTGTTGGTAAGCCTAAATATTTACCTAATGATTTAACACCAATATTAGTTTTATTTGCTATACGTAAGATTGTATAATGTTTCAAAATAAATACGAAGATATTCGTAAAATAATACAAAAACATATATATGATAATTGGACTGATACTAGAATACAGTATAGCAATTTTTCATTAGACCCTTTACCAAAACCAGAAGAAAGTTGGATTAAAATTATTATTGTTTTTGGTAAAGAAGAATGTTCTTCTATTTGTAGTGTATATAACATATATAGAGGAACAGGTTATTTTGATATAGAAATCTTTATACCTGTTAATACAGGTACAGGATTACTAGATACGCTAGCAGCCCATTTAAATGACTTATTTATTTCTTTCAGAAAAGAATCTTTTAGGGTTAAGAATGCTAGTTACAATGAAGGATTTATGGAAGTTGACACCTGGTTTAAGGGTGTATTAACGTTTTATTTTGATTGGGAATATAAGGTGATTTAAATGGATGCTAATGCGGTACGTTTGAGTATGGGTTCTGAAACAAGTCAAGGTGTGCAAGTAGACCCTTTAGAAATGATGTATTTGATGTATAATGGTGGAGGTTTTGAACCTGCAACAGAATTTACTGAAATTGAAGAAGTTAATCCTAACCTTACTGCTACTGGTACAGTACCAACTAGCATTAGTTTAGAAGGTACTCCAGAGTTTAATTATAGCTATGCAGAACAATTTCAGCGTTTATTACCTGCAAGTATTTATAGTACGGGTAATGAAACCAGTTGGGGTGGTGGTACTTACGAATTTAGCACTACTGGGGCTGCTATTACTGCAGCTGTCGTCGCTGGTCCTCCTATTAAGTACCAGTTCACTGCGGCTGCTGCTGATGCGGTTTTTACTAAAGTAACTACTGGGCAGTGGATTAAAACATCTGGATTTAGTGAAGAAGGGAATAATGGATTTTTCTACGTAACTGAAAAGGATGTTTCTGCAGATCCTCATAAGATTACTGTATCTTCTGTCTTAGTAGCTGAAGTAGGTACGGCTATTAATATTCAGGGAAGTATGATACGTAATGGTCGAGATACTATATGGGGATTAACTAATAATCAAACCTTTTTCTGTTTTGAACAAGGTTATCCTATGTTAGAAGATAATCCTTTATACTTTTTAATTAAAGGATGTCAGATTAGTTCTTTAGAATTAACTTTAGCTCCTAATGCTTTGGTTACGGGTAGTGTTGGTTTTATGGGTACTACTTATGATTATCAAAATACTCCTTTTGGTAATACCTATATAAGTAATTCTACGTTTTCAAAGATGTCAGCGGCAGATTCACGTACTGTGGTACAAAAGGATGGACAATTTCACAAAGTAACTAATTTTGGTATTACTTTTGGTGATTTAGCCCGTGCTAGAAATGTTGTTGGTAATATCTGTGTAGACTCTACTGGCAGAAACTCATTAAAACCAGAAATTGCTATTAGTCAATATTGGAGTTCTGCTGCTGGCTTTTTATCATCTTATGATATTAAAACTGGTAAAGCTCAAGAACGGGCATACTCAGCAAGAATGGGTGATACTGAAGGGAATACTTTTATATTTACTTTCCCTAAAGTAGTTTTAACGGGTGTTGCACTTCCAGGTGGTGCTTTAGATGAAGACCTGGTTATCGAAGGTACTGGAAAAGTATATCCTTATACTGATTCAGTGAGTTTACAAACATATGCAGTACAGATAGATAGATTTGCTGCTTAAAAGGTTATTAGATATGGCATGTCGTTTTGTTATTAGTCCTCTTGATACTAAGAGTAAGAATTTAGGTTTATGGTGTCCTTACGTAGGTTCTGGTGCTGAAAAGGATATTCCTACAGGAGATTTACAGTTACGAATAGCTTCTACTCGTGCAACAAAGTTCCAATCCAAACTTACAGAAGAGGTTTCTAAAGCACGTCAGAAACATAAAGGTGTGAATTTCACCAATAAAATTATGGAAACCAGTAAACAACTTACTGCTAAGTTACTGGTAACTGATATTCAGTATAAGGATTACATAACTGATGCTGAAGATAAAGATGTTTTAGATGAAGAAGGTAATCCTACATTTAAATGGGTATCTGGTATACCTTTCAAGGAAGGGTTTTTACCTGTTACTGAACTGAATGTATTACGTCTTTTTAATGATAGACCTTCTGTCTATGAAGAAGTATCTGCTTTTGCACAAGAAGATGAAAGATACATTCAAGAAACGGTAGAAGAAGATAAATTAAAAAGTAGCTGAGTACGTTCTTTGGTTTGAGAAGTGGGGCAAAGAGGCAGATAATCTAAGGAAAATAGAGGAAGATTTAATTAACGCAGGTGTTGATAAAACACCCACAGCATTAAAAGAATTATACTCTTTAGAATTAGATGACACTCAATTAGCCTATGTCAATGATTTCTATAGACTATCTCGTACTAGGCAGATTAATGAGGCTGGGTTATCAGCTATTACTTATACTGAAATACTCAGCTTCCTACAATTAGGATTATCTGATATATGTATTGAGATAGATATATATGTAGATATAATACTTCACATAGATAATAAATTTAGAGATTACCATGCAGAACAAACAAAGCGAAAACTAGATAGTATAAGAAGAAAGAAATAATTCCTGCCCTTATATGGGCAGAGAATATACATAAANNNNATTCTCTCTTTATCGATACTCTTTGTATGTCATTTTAACTCTACCTTTATAAGGTAGAGTCTTTTTTAGGAGACATTTTATGGACCCTGTTGTTGGATCACTAAGTATAAAAGTAGATGCTAGTAAAGCAGTAAAAAATACTGAAACACTTAGAAAAAGCCTATCTTCTTTAGAAAAACAAATACTAAACACCATTCTTGTTTTAGAAAAATTAAATAATCTAACAAATCAAATCAACATTGTTGCGAAAATACCTGAAATTCCTAAACAGAATAAAGCCATACAACAAACTAAACCCGAAGAAATTGTTGAACCAGACTATAAAAAGACTGAAGAATCCGCTGGTGGGGCTGGTAGTGCTTTAACTACATTAACAATTGTAGCTCTAAAAAACAGAGAAGCTATGCTAATGTTATCTAGTTCAATAATACACTTAGGTACTTCTTTAGATGCTTCTAAAAAACTAAGTGTTATTAGAACTGTATTTGGAGGTATTAATGCTTCTATGGCAACATTCCAAGTTATTGGTGATAGGGCATTAGCTATAATAATTATGTTATCTGATGCCCTATCAAGTACAGTATCTAGGGTATATAGTTATATAACAAGTATTGATTTAGCTAAAATCTCAGTAGCTAATTTTATTGGAATACTTAAAGCCGCTACTGTTTGGGTAGTTAATTTTGCATCTAGTCTTAGTTTTGCTAAGATATTATCTTTTATAACTTCTCTCCCCTCTCTAACAGCCACTTCATTCACTTCCCTTAAAACATCTTTTTCTGGCTTTAAAGATACTATTTCTAAATCTTTTGATACTGCTTTAGATAAATCACGTCAATCTATGGCTAACTTTAGAAATGATGTTAAAGCCACTTCTGAAGAAAATATTAAACTAGGTCAGTCTTTTACACTATCTGCAAGTAAGATGGTTTTATTTGCTGGGATAGCTGGTACTGCTTTTATTGGTATAAAAGCTATATATAATGCTTTCTCTGATATTATTGAAACTGGTATGGAATTTCAACAAGGGATGGCTAATGTTCTAGCTGCTAATCCTAATATTGATATTGATACCTCAGAAGGACAAAAAGCACTTTCTGCTTTATCAGATAAAGCTAGAGAACTTGGAGCTACTACAGCATTTTCTGCTAAAGAAGCTAGTGATGCTATGTATAATCTAAGTTTAGCTGGATTTAATGTTAATCAAATATTAAAAGCTACACCTGAAGTATTAAACTTAGCTGCGGCAGCAGATATGCAGTTAGGAAGAGCTGCTGAAGTATCGGCAGATATGATGCACGCTTTTAGTAAAAAAGTAGAAGATTTACCTGTTGTAATAGATACCTTAAATTATACAGCAGCTACAGCATCAGCTAGTGTTGAAGATTTATATGAAAGTATGAAATACTCTGCACCTGTAGCTTCTACTTTTGGTATAAGTATGGAAGAGATTGCCGCAGCTACTGGTATTATGGCGGATAGTGCTATTAAAGGTAGTATGAGTGGTACAGCTTTACGTATGTCTATGATACGTTTAGCATCTCCAACTAAAAATGCTAAAGACAATTTAGATAAGTTATCTCAAGTAGAAGGCTTTGCCCCAGTTATTGAGCAATTAGGTGATGTAGATAAAACGGCTGCGGAGGTTGCTAATGCTCTTAGTGAAGTAGGTGTAGCTATTGAAGATCCAGATACAGGTAAGATGCGTTCACTAAACAATATCCTTAGTGATATGAAGAAGCAATTTGCCGCTAAAGGAATGACTTCTATACAGCAAGGAGCTATAATGGCTCGTGTTTTTGGTGTAGAAGCTGTATCTGCTATGCAAAAGGTAATGGACTCTTTAGATAGCACTGGAAAAGATGGTAGTAAAAACTTTAAACAATATACAGATAGTATTACTAAAGATTCTAAAGGAGCTACAGAAAAAGCTGCTAAGACTCGGATGGATACTCTAAAAGGAGATATTGGTAATTATAAATCTGCTGCTGATGAATTAAAGATTACTTTATTCACAGCTATGGAACCCGCATTAAGATATTTAGTACAATCCGCTACAAATTCAATAAACACAGTATCTAGTAGTTTAAAACTTGTATTTTCTTTTGTAAGTCAAATAGGTATTATATTAAAACCAATAGGTCAATTAATATATCTTATAGCTTCTCCAATATTATATGTTACTTCTGCAATAGGTATTTTAGTTTCAGGTATAAAAACACTTGGCTACGTTTTTCTAAATGTAGCATCATTAATATCAGAATTTTTTATTTTAGGTATAGCTAAATCAGTTGCTACTACTTCTAGTAGTTTTTCAGTAGTAGGTGATGAATTAGTAGCTGCTTTCCAACCAATAGTTACTGCTTTACAGCCAATTATTGATATAGTATCTTCTATAATATTATATATCACTAATCTATCATCAACCTTTTCTGGTACTGGTAAAGAAGCTGGTAAAAGTTTAACAAATATAGCATACACCTCTCTTACAGTTGGTAGAGCTGTTGGAGGTGTTCTAACTTTAGCTATAAATGTACTAGCTTTTTCTTTATCTGGTTTAGTACAGATAATATCTCTGGTAATAAATTCTTTTGTTTCTTTAGGTGTATTTATAGGTGAAATTTTTGCTAAACTTGAACAATCTACTCAGATTATTTCAGGATTTAGTACAGGATTTCTAGCAGGTTTTTTAGGTTTTACAGTACAAATTGAATCTGGTTTTAAGGCTATTTCTAATGCTATCATAGCATTTGTTTCTTATATGTTTAATATAGGAGATTCTGCAAAAAGTTTATCTGCTTTTGTGGATATTCAGAACTCGCTTTTTAGTGTATTCAGTTCTTTTGAATCAAAATTAAATAATTTAAATGCAGCAATAGATGACTTCTCTACAAGTGGATCCATATTTGCTTTTGTAGGTAAAATAATTGGTAGTGTTTTTGGTGTCTTATTATATGGAAGTCTTACTTTGACTATAAATGTATTTTATACATTTATATCAATAGTCCATTTAATTACAAAGGTATTATACTCTCTAAAGG